GCAATACAAGCCTTGTAATAGGCTTCTAATAGCTTCTTAGCGGTAATGTAAGGCAAACTAAAGTCTTTCATTTACATATTTCCTTGTCTTCGGTTTGAAGATAAAGTGCGCCAAATATCAATAATTCTAATTTCATGGTTTCTTTCGTTATCAATCTTTTTAAATTGAACAAAAGCTTTCGTATGAGCCTGAACTGCCTCATCGTATTTAAGGCTTGCTATGGCTTTTGCTTCCCTTTCGGCTACTGTGCCATCAGCCAATAAAAAAGAATGAGCCTTAGCCTGTTTAATGGCTTCCTCAAGGTATTTAACTTGCCCTGCCCAAGCTGCATGATCGTTATCCGTATTTGCAAGCTTGGTTAAGGCTTGTTCTACCCTATTTTCATTAAGTTGCTCAAGGTTCATTCTGTTCTCCCCTTGTAACTAATCTTTTCTAAATAATGATTGCCTACATCCATTTCTTTTGGCATTGGCATTGCACTTTCATTTAAAACAAAAGTACGCTTATCTAGCTCTGCAATGATGTTTCTACGAGTTTTTAATAAGTTTTTAGGAATATGTAATTCCTCTAAACCTATTTCAAATAGCAATTCTGATACTTTTTTATCAGCCAAATCAAAAAAAGTTGTCTTGTCATTTCCTTTAAAAAACTTCTCAGGATTGGTACACATATCAAAGATGTTGCGTAATTTGTCGTTTTGATGAATTCGTAAAGTTATTTGATCATTTTTGTTGGGTTTGACTCCAAAATGAAATCTGCAATAAAACTTACCTTCTCCAGTAGTACCAGCAGAAAGAGTGCCAATAAGCCCACAACCATAAGCAGAACAAGCTAAAGGCTGATCTAGTTGCTGTTGTTGTTCCTCTTGACTTCCGTATTTAACTAACTTGGATTTCATAAGTATTTCCTTTCAATGATCTTTGTAAAGTTGGTAGGCTTGATAACCCATTCCAAATCAGCTAAAAATGGCCTTCTATCTTTGGATTGCGTTTTTCCTGTTAAAAACTTGGAATTTTTAATAAATTGAAAAAAATCATTCTTAAACCAATCCAGGGCTTCTTCTGAACTCTTACATTCAAATTCAGTAAACAACTCTCTCCATCTTTGTTTTAAATGAGCTTCTCTGGTCTTGTTCCATGAAATTACCTTTGGCAGCTCAGGAAGTGTTTGATGATACAAATCAATAATTGCTTGATGGGGGCATGGTGGAATCTTAGATTCCGCAGAGATAGTCTTTATATCTTGGTTATTGGTTATTGGTTCTTGGTTCTTGGTTACGTTGTGAATCGGTTCTGATATCAGTTCTGATTTCAAAGCTGATATCTTCTCTGATTTTATTCTGTTTGCGTTCCGAGCTGAGTCTGCTTTGGCCCTATATTTAATAATTTCATCATCGCAACGCTTAGAAATCCATAAATCACCTTGTTTATCAAAAAAAGTTTCCAAAATGTATTGAACGTCAGAGCTGAAATCAGACATTCCTATACGTCTAGCAATAAGGGATGGCTCACCTTTTAAAGGGCTTTCGTCTAAATAATATTGGTCAATAAGCCTTCTGTAGGCCAAATCTTCCATAAAACTTAGATGCCTTGTATGAGCTGCATAATCCCCAATATGAAATGGGTAAAAGTTCATTTTCAGTCCTTAAATAGGTCTGGTCGTAAAATTTCTTTTGTCAATCGACCTTGCGATAACTCTCGCAATTTAGCCAAATGTTTAATTGGAATTTGACCCCTATCAGCCCAGTTATAAATGGCTGTAGGCCTTATACCTAAAAGCTTTGCCAAGCGCATTAAAGTACCAAATTCAGCCCTTAAAATTTCTAATTCATGCATATAAATCCTCCTTTTGTGGCACTATACCATAAATAAATGATAGTAAACAGATATAAACTAGGGAAATCCCCTATAAAATAATTGTAAAAAAGTGTTGCTAAGTGGTTTTTTAGTGTATAGTGGAGTCTAGTTCAACAAGTGATGAAGGGAAAGCAAAATGAAATATGCAGAATTAGTTGCAAAATTAGAAAAAATTGGAAAAGATGTAGGCCTTGATTTATCTGACCAATGTGTAGATTTAGAAAATGTTTCTTTTAAAGCGCATTGCAATGCTTGTGGTTGGACAGATGAAGAAGATGCAGAATTAGTATTTGCAGCTTGTAATCGTGCTGGAATGATTGCTGAAGAAGCAGGTTTAAATATAAATAAATTGTTTGGTTCAATTATTTATTAACAAGTGATGAAGGAAAAAGTGATGAAAGATGCAATAGGAGTAATAGTTTTAGGGATTGTTCTAGGTGCGATGTTTGCTTATGCTCTTTTAGGAGGGTTTTAATTATGGGAATGAATAGAGCTGATGCCTACTATGAGCCAGAAGATGATGATATGGACTCTGATGAGCTTCAATATGAAGTCAATGAGCTTATGAAGGATGAATTTAACCCTTGTAAATGGGGTCCTTTCAATGAAGCTTTTTCTGGAGTACAAGACCCAGAAGTTATTAAGCAATTAGAAGAAATGCTTGAAAACAAAAATTTTGAAGCTTTAGGTCGAAAATTATGGTGTTTGTCTTATGAATACAATGAATACTATGCAACTCGCATGGTTACCGAACAATACTAAGGAGTAAGTGATGACTACAAAACCTACAAAACCAGCAACAATCGATTACAAAGAAGATGCAATTTGGAATCGGTTTAATAAAGATGAAGCCCTGATTTCTCAGCTAATCATTCTTAAAAAGTATCTTGAAAATGAAGATTCCATCAAAGGCCATGCAGTATCAATGCTTGATGGATTGGTCGATAAATTGATTTGCGACCAGATTGATATGATTTCTGAAGCCAAAATCCCATATTAAGGAGTAAGTGATGAAAACTTTTAATGAATTAAGACTTATCAATGTCAATGAGCATACAGAAAAGAAAGGTAAATTTACTTATCTTTCTTGGACCTGGGCAGTTGATACCCTACTTCAAAATGACCCATCTGCTACATGGACTTTTGGGGACCCTGTTTATTTTGCAGAGTCAGTTATGGTTTTTTGTACTGTAACTGCTATGGGCAAGTCTATGACCTGCCAGATGCCAGTTCTTAACAATATGAACAAAGCCATTCCAAACCCTAATGCAATGGATGTAAATACAGCTATGATGCGCTGTTTAGTTAAGACCATAAGTCTATTTGGTATTGGCCTTTATATCTATGCTGGTGAAGATTTGCCTGATGAAGAAGAAGTAGACCTGTCCAAAGCAGCTAAAGAATGGGTTGAAGTTATCAAAGAATCCAAGTCTTTAGATTTATTAAAAGAAGCTTATATCCAGGCTTATGGGGATTTAAAAAAAGATAAGGTAGCAGTTGAGCTTATATCTAAAGCCAAAGACTATCAAAAAGGTATCTTAATGGCATTGCAAGCATGAATCCCATTAAATCTGAGTTTTGGTACATACTTCAGCGAGAAATAGCTGCCAGGAAAGCAAAATAATGGACACACTATTTTTATTCTTTTTATTAAGTGGAATGGCTTTTTGGGTTTTTATTGGTTTAATTATTTTTAAAATATTGGTGGAGCTATGACTACATTTACTACAGAAGACAGAGTTGCAGTAGAACAAGGCAGTCCTGAATGGTTTCAGATGCGATTAGGCAAGGTTACAGCTTCTAGAGTAGCCGACATATTGGCTAAGACTAAAACAGGGCCATCTGCATCAAGACAGAATTACCTTATTGAATTAGCCATACAGCGCACTACAGGCATCATTCAAGAATCTTACTCCAACTCTGCTATGGAATGGGGTACTCAAACCGAACCACAAGCGAGGGTAGCTTATGAAATCACTACAAATAATTTTGTCGATAAAGTCGCTTTCATTGACCATCCTAGTATTAAGTGGTTTGGCTGTAGCCCTGATGGGCTTGTTTCTGATAGGGGTCTTTTGGAAATTAAGTGTCCTAATAGCGCAACTCATTGGGAATATTTCAAAAGTAAAAAACCGCCTCAAAAATATTTTATTCAGATGCAAGCACAAATAGCTGTGACTAATAAAGATTGGTGCGACTTTGTATCTTTTGACCCCAGGATGCCTGACCGCAGCCAGTTGCTAATTGTTCGAATTGATAGGGATGAAGCTTTTATTGCTGAAATGGAAGCTGAGATTAAGAAGTTTTTAGATGAAGTAGAAGTTGAAGTAAATTTAATGAAAGGGATGTAAATGGCTATTAAATGGTATGTAAAAGCTCCAGTTTCCGAATATACAGCTCAGGATGGAACCTCTAAAAAAAGGTATCAAACTGTCGGTATTGTTACTGAAACCAAAAAAGGGGACTTAATGTTAAAGTTAGAAATGATTCCTCTTTTAGGTCTTAAAGAAGGCTCATTTTGGGCTTATTTAAATGTTCCTGAAGATAAAGCTGAAGGTCAAAAACCA